GCTAAACCAAATGCACCCATTCGTAATCGTTTTGGCCTTAACAGAGAAAAAAACTCAAAAGGCGGGAATATTATATCAAGAGGTCGAATTGATTTAATTGCTGATGATTATAAAGATCTCCAACCAGCAGTAAAAGGAAAAAATCTTCTTAAGTATCTTCAAAATTTAACAAATTTAATCGGTGGAATTTATGCCGAAATTAATCAAATAAATACTAGATGTATAGAAATGAATAATGCTCTTTTGTTTCATAAACATCCAGAATTTTTGGGAATCGGTGGTACACCGGGTGCTGTATTAACTTTTAAAATTTTTGACAATCAGTTACACCACATCTTTGCAAATCTAAATTCAGTTATTAGCAATATTGGTTTATCGGTTGATACAATAAATTATCTTGAACCACCAAACATGTCTCTACCAGCAGTTGGTGCAGAGTATATCCTTTCAGACAGTGTGTATTTAACATGAGTACAGAAAATAAATCTAAATTTCTAGACATACAAAAAGACATTTGTGAGGTTACACCTCCACCAGAGGAACCTGTCAAAATATGTCCTACCTGTGTCCCAGACCCAAGTGCAATTGTTCCAAATTGGTGGGAGACTGAACAACCTTATCTTGATAAAAGACAGTGTTTATATTCAGTGACCGTTGCTACTAATGATGACGGACAAATCTATGATGTTGCTCGTATGACTTCGGAAGGCTTGGGAATCAAAGAATTAATTGAAACATATAAAAGATTTGGTCTTTTACAATTAATGAGGTTTTACAATAAAGAAATTTCGAATGAAACTCTTTTTGCTTTCCCAGATGATCCTGACAAATTGGAAAGACTAAATCAAAGAGCAAATAGAGACATTCAGAATTCAATTCAAGTTCTTGAAGAACAGCTTCCAAATGGATCATTTAGTGTTTATGGCATTCCGGGACCAATATTAGAATCCTTTGATATAAAAGAAGGTGACAATTTTAATCCTCTTGGTGCCGAACTTTATATTCAAGCAAATGATTACTATGTCTCTTCGTTTCAAACCGCAACAGGCGGAGAACCTATTTTAGTTCGAGTAACAATCCCGGCTTTTGTTTTTGACAGAATTCCTGAAGCCAAACCCGTTGAAGAAGCCGATATACAAAACGAAGTTATTCTTGACGGCTTAAATTTAAAAGCCCAAATTCAAAGACTCAAAATAGCGATGGGTGTTTTTGGCAAGTATCAAGCTTATTGGTGGCAAACTGAAAAAGGTCGCCTTGTTTTTCAAAAAACTTTAACCCCTGATCAGGACTTAACTGTGGAAGAGGCCTTCATGAGCTCTCAGGGTGTCAGTGATTTTTATTGCCGAACATATCCCAATAAGCTAGATTCTTTTGTCGAAAAACTCGAGACACTTATTGAATCTCAAACAAAATATAAATTTAGAATAATTCGTACTCCAAGATCAGTTGAATTTGTTAAGATATCTTTTAACAATTCCAATCCAGATCGACCATATCGAATAAAAAAAATTGAGGTCAAAGGAGGCGGCTGTGACTATGAAAAAGTCCCCCTAGGATCAATCAAAAAACTATCTGCTGATGGAAGTGATAAATTTATATATCCTTTTAATGATCAGACTGTCTTGGGCTATGTTGCCAATATAAATGACATTGACACAGATATTCAAGCAAAGGAAACACCACCTTGGATTGATTTTTGTTTACAATATACTTTTCCGCCTCTGGTTATTGAATATGGTAAAGCCAATCAGCTCACAGCCGAGTTTGGTCAACCAGAAACAATTTTGGGATGTGTCATTGACAATCTTGGTGGCGAAGATGCAATTAGAGATTTCTTTTTAGAAACTGTCATGACATTTTTTGACTCTATTGCTTATAAATTTAATCAGAACAGCTGTAAAGCTTTGGCGGGTAATTATGTTACCCGAGAAGAACAAATTGCCCAAGGTGCCAAAAAAACACTAACGGAGCAACGACAAGATCAAAAAGCAGAAGTAACCGCTGCATATGATCCAGAAATACAAGCCATTCAAGCAGAAATAGCTCGATTAAATGAATCAATACAGTATTATGAGCAACAAATCAAAGATACAAAAAAACTAAGACGCGATGAAGAATCAAATATTTCAGACCTTGAAATAGAAACAAGAATAAAAGCTTATGAAAAAGAAATTAAAGCAGCCGAATCGCTCATTAAAGACAATAAAGAAAAACTTAAGCCACTCGAACAGGCTAGAAGAAAAGCTTTAAGAGAGGACCGTAGATCAACTGGTAAAGCTTTTCGAGATGCAAAAAAGAAAGAGAAAAAAGCAAGAGAAAATGCCCAAAGCCAAGTTAATTTTGGTAGAAAAGAAAAAAGAAGCTTTAAAAAAGGACTAAAAGAAGATGGTGCGAGCCGAAAAACAAGAAGACAAGCCTTAAGATCAGTTGAAAACAGCCTCCAAGACCTTGAAGATATTGCAGCCGGAGGTACTAGTCGTGAAAACCGACTTGATCGAAGACAACAAAGAGGTCAATCAAGAGGAGAAAACCCTTATACAGCAGCCGCAAGAAATATTGTATCAGAACAATTTCCATTTGAAGATTCTTTGATACAATTGTTTCTAACTGAAGAAGAGTTTGAACAAAACGGTCTTAGTGGTATTGATATTTTCGGTGGCTTGTCTGATTTATCAAGCCGTGGAGAAGGAGAAAGCAAGAAAAAGAGATTGAGAAATATTATTTCAAGACTAGGTATCTGCGGTATCAATAGGCTGGCTCAACGAGTAATCCAGTGTCTTTTAGGTGGTGTTGATCTTAGCACAGGACTCCGTTCAATTATCAGATCCACTCTTAATAATATGAATCCAAATTATATGGAAAAGTTGCTTATTGGTCTCGACCCAAGAGTTCAAGACGATATTAGAAAACAAGTTGAATCCATCTTTGGAGATATGCCTGCTCCATGGGAAGTAGGATATCAGCCCGGCTCAAGAACCGGTTTTGTCGGAGAGACAAGAGAAAGAGCATACGAAGATGCAATTGATTCAATTCAAACTAAGATAGATGAAAAGAAGCAACTAATCGATAAAATAAGAGAAACACAAAATAAAGTAAAACCTTTGACTGACGGAGTTAACCAAGAAATATTTTCATTTCTAGAGTTAGATACTCAAGATCCGGGTGAACAAAGAATTTATGATACAATAAAATCAATAATTCCGGAAACGGGACCAGTAGTTTCTGCTGCTCTTGGAGATCTTCTCGAGCAAGTTGGAAATGTAGAATTAAAACAATTAGAAGAAGAACTGGGCCAAACACAAACAGATGCTTCAAACACAAAATATGGTAGTTGGAGAAATTTATCAACAGAAGAACAAGAAGAGCTGATTGCCAGAGAAAGACAAGTAGCAGATCAATTTGCCAACGGTGAAACCAACCGAGAAAGAATAAATCAAGGTTCTGTTGGCAAGGCACTTGGCTCTGTTCAAGAGCTTGTTTTTGAAGCTTATATTGATGCTATTATGGATAATGTTGAGATTCAAGAATTATTTTCAATCTTAGATAAGGTACCGGGTGCTCGTTTGGTTGCTCGATTAATTGCTAGTTTCGATTGCCCAAATGTTCACTTTATTCATCCTCCAATCAAGTCATTTCTAAGTTCATTAACTTTTGATGAATGCTTAGATCGAGGATCATTAAAGTTACCAATGATACCCAGATTACCTAAAATTAAAACAATAAAAGAATATTTATTTGAATTATTAAAACGTGCTTTTCAAGAAGCTAAAGAGCAGCTAATTGTAAGTGTAAAGGCCGCATTAATGTTAAAATTATTGATAACACTTGAAAATGCATTATGCAAAGCTCTTGAAACTGTCGGACAATTCGCAGCAGAGGCAGTCAAAGGACCGGAGGCTGATTTTGGCTCAGTTATTAATGATGTTATTTGTGGCGGTAACAGCGATGATGAAGAGATCGATGATATTGCATCTAGCCTCTTAACTTCAATTGGAATAACACCACAAAGATTAAATGCTCTCGCTGAGGCTCAAATTACCCCAGCAAGCATTAAAGATCAGCATAAAGAAGTTATGAATGCAATCTCTAATGTCGTTTCAGGAAAAGAGTTGAAAAAACTTCTTGTAGCCAATCCGGGCGAGATGGAGAATGAAGTACTAAGGAGAATCTCTAGATCTGTCGCAGACAGGTTCCCAGCATTTGGAATCTTTTTTGACACACCGGCAAAAGTAGAATCTGTATTTGGTGCTCTTGGTAATTTTATAACTCCCGAGCAGCGCCAAGCAATTAGAGATAATCTTGCTGATCCCTTGATTGATCCCGGAGATAATAAAAGTATCTGTTTGACACAAGAACAATTAGAAGCATTCGAGGATGAACAAAGAAATACTTTTAGAAATGCTGGCCTTGATGATGAAACAATTAATGAAATATTAGCCAAAAACAGAGAAAACAATAAACAAAGACTTGACGATGTTCTCGATATTTTGGCAAAAGGTCCCGCAAATCTGATAAGTGAAGCTTTAGATAAAGCACTCCTTCCAGAAGAGTGTGGCAATCCAAATGGAATTGCTAATCTTGAAACTCCTGAAATGGCAAAAGAGAATGATATCTTAGTTGAGGGTGTATTCCGAAGTTTACAAAAAAGCTATGGTAATGACATGATTGGAAAAAGAGATTCGTTCCTTGATAATGTTTTGGCAGATACTACAGACCTTCAGCTCAAAAGACACGAGAGAAGAACAAAAAGTGACACTTTCTATATTGATTATGTTAATTCTACCGAAGACTGGGATGCTAAAAAGAAAAAATTTGAGAAAACAAAAACTGGTGAGTTTTATTTTCAATTATTTTCTCAAGAAGAAGCCAAGGGTGTGTTCCCAGATACAGTTGCAATCTTTCTTAAAGAACAATTAGAAGAACAAACATTTGATGTAAACTATTCATTAATTCCAAAAGCCTTGCCATCACGAGAGACTACTTCAATTGAATTTGGCTTTCTTGGTATAGATCGAGATGTGATTACTCGCAAGCCTTATCTAAAGACACCAGATATGAAGATTACTTTTGATAACAATGATGATGTTCAAACAGAATTGGGCATTGATCTGATGTACACAAAATATCAAAATCAAGAGGTCACTATTGAAAGAGACTTTGGTTATAAAATAGATATTTCTGTAACACAGGTTACAACCAATGTTCCTGAAGAAGAAGTCGACGACACCGCAGAATTAGCTCAGAGGCTTTTCAATTATAGAAAATATGCTATATTTGCACCACAAGCAATAGACGAATCTGCTTCAGTTGTATTGGCTCAATACGATGTTGACCATGAAACATTAAATCAAAAAAAGGTTCCATATCAATCATATATTCTTACAAACCTTATTAATTCTCAATTGCAAGCTGCCTCTGGTGGCTCAATAAATGTTAAAGAGTTTACGAATTCGTTTTATAAAAATTTTACAAAAAAATCATTTGATGTTTTATCAAAAGGGCTATTAAATGAACTCGACGGTACACCATCTAATGGCTTTAGTTTTGGTTATGAAGCTGATCCACTTACACCTGATGATCTCCTCTATGTAAACCCAGAGTCCGATCCAAACGACGAGGATACTTGGGAATATACATATGAAAAAGAAGATAATGTTCTTGGAAGATCAGCCACTAAGCATCCTCGAGTTTTCTTTTTAGATCCAAATGTGTATGGAGGATCTTATACTAACCCTGCCCTCTATGTTGAGCCTGCGACTTATACTGGCTGGATGGGATTGTCACAGATGCTAGTCCCAGAGATTGATGGATGTAAACCAAAACGAACAGATTTCATTGATATAAAACAAATAGCGACCAAGGTAAGAGAGATACAAACATCTATTCCACAAGACCCAAGACTTAGTGAAGATCCTGAATGTGTTAAAAGGATTCCATTTGATAAAATTTCTGACCCTTCTACACTTGCTTTTTTAGATGGAATAGTGACTGCAACTATTAGAACATATGCCTCTGAAGCAATGTTAAAATCAATGCCTATGTTTTCATTCTTGATGTATAAAGATTCAAATTATGATAATGGCTTTGCTCAAATGATTGTTCAAGAGATGCAAGATGGCCTGATAGATGAGACCGCTTTGTTCGGAGGGAGAATAGAAGGATATAATTATTGGCTTTTATTCTTGGAGCAAGCGGTTCAAGCCGCTGTCCGTAAAATAGATAATGGAGAAATCGAGAGTACACCCGAAATCGAAGAGGCTAGAAAAGCTATTAATGATATTCAGGTTTCTTATAGGTATCCGCAGAGAGACGATATTGCAGATTTAGCTAATTTTGCTGAATTGAGCCATACAGATGCATTAGCTTCCAATGATACGGCTGTTATTGGTCTTTTTACTCTTGCTTTTCCTGCAATCGTATCAACGGGTGGAGTTATGGCCGACCCAATAAAATTGGAAGGCATTATAACTCTCAATGAACTAAGATTCGCTAGCAAGATAGGGGCCATTGAACTCGTAAAAAGATCTTGTAAGGTTCTTTTAAATGCTCTTGTTGATAAAGAACTAAGCTTTTTGGCCGAAAAATTAGAAGGTGATACCCGCTTCCGACCTTATGTTAGTGATATATCTAAATATTATTTGTCACTACCTGATTTTATGTATGGTTCAACTCTTAAAGCAGGTCTTATGGATGTTGAAAATCCTATAGTCGGAGGTGAGAGTAATATAGAATATGGTGATGTAAATGAAGTTCTATCTGATTCTGCAAACAGTTCTTTGATTAGTTCACTCGGATTAAATGAAGAACAAACTGCGAAACTATCCGAAGCCGGTGGCTTAATGATCGAGAAATACATTAGAACAATTGATAAGCCTCAACAAGGTCCACAGCTTGAAAATCAAGCTCGTGAAGATCAGCAAGAGCCTCAGTATTTACAAGTTATTCGCCAAAGACCAAGCTCACTAAAAGGAGTATGTAATATCACAGAGTTCCGCCAATGGTGTCTGGGTGTAAAAGATCAGATTCCATCAGAATTAAATATTTCTGATTTATTTGGTGATGCTGTCGCTCCGCCTGAAGGAAGTACGGATTATGAAGGATCAATTGGCATTAAGTATGGAGTTAGAATAAGTCTGTTGCCAAATAACATATTGAATAATAGCTTGTCTACTGGCAATTTTGATGCTGATTTTGTGACTAGAGAAAAATCTTATAGATTTGCTGATACAGTTGCTATTCCAATTGTCACATACGAGCGAGATTTGAACGATGTAAAGTTTGCAGATCTTGATTTTACAGATTCAGATTTAGGTGAAGACCTAAAGTGTTATATCGATAAAATGGTTACAGAGCCAGAATATCGCTTTGTAATGGATTATGCTCTTGGCCTGAATAGGATTCCAACAATTCTTAGTATCTATATGGCTCAAAATTTTGTCTCTTCAGTTGGAAAAAGCGAAAGCGAGAGAGATGAAGATGCTAAATTATTAGGATTTGATACAACTTCAGAAGAATGGAAAACCGAGATTCTTTCTGATACTAAAAAAGAGTGTCGTCAACTTTTCGCTGCTTTTTACCGCTCAAATGACTTTAACCCTGAAGATGATAATGATGGTACCTTAAGAGATTTTATTTCACGGATTCTTCCGGGTGTCTTTGGGGTTAATCGAGGTCTTATCCATTGGCTCCGTCGAAAAAGATTACGAGATCGCCCATTTGATAAAAACGGACAATTCTGTAAAAATGGCTTCCAACGGCTATTTAGTCCTGATTGATAGGAGATCGTGATGGCTACTAGAACTTCAAGAACACCACAAGAATTCATGGATGAATTATCACCATATGCCGATGTAGCATATGGTCCATCATTAGAGGATCCAACAGACCCTAATTTAGATTTGACAAACCCTCTTTCCGAGATCAAGCAAAACTTCAAAACCCTTCTTCTAACGAGGCCCGGAGAGAAGCTCGACGAACCAGAATTCGGTATCGGTATTCAAAATTTTCTATTTGAGATGAACACTATTGAAATTAAACAACAAATAAGTTCAAGAATTAGATCGCAAGCGATTACTTATATGTCATCAATCAATATTGTTGACATTGATCTAAGCACATTTGACAATAATGAGAATGGTGTTTATGTAGCTATAACTTACTATGTGCCACAGATTAATCAACAAGATAGAATAGTAGTTAATTTCCCTGAAAATAGCTAATCGCTACTATTTAAATGGTAAGAGGGTTATTCTATGCCGAAGAAAAAAATCGTCCCTATAAAATACACGAGCAGGGATTTTGATAGCATTAAAGAAGATTTAATCGATCATGCCAAAAGATACTATCCAACAAAAATAAATGACTTCTCAAAGGCATCATTTACATCTTTTGTAATTGACTCTGTAGCCTATGCGGGAGATATATTATCTTACTATCTCGATTATCAAGTGAACGAATCCTTCTTGGATACAAGTCTAGAATTTGAAAATATTCGCAAGCATGCCCAAAGCCTCGGATATAGATTCTCTGGAATTGCAAACTCATATGGCACGGCTGCCTTTTTCGTTCTCGTTCCAGCTAACTCTGATGGAACCGCTCCTGACACTTCTTTATATCCAACTCTCAAGCGAGGTTCTGAATTTAAAGCCTCAAACGGAGCAAACTTTATTTTAACCGAAGATGTAAAATTTAACGATCCAAAGAACGAAGTTGTTTCTGCTCGATTTGACAATACTACAGGAGCCACAACTTTCTTTGCAATTAGAGCATATGGACAAGTTGTTTCTGGAAAATTTCAAAGAACCACAATTGACTTAACAGATCAAACATTTACAAGATTTCGTAAAGTTCTGATTGGAGGACCAAATGTGTCCGAGATTTTTTCGGTTGTTGACACTGAGGGTAATGAGTACTTTGAAGTAGACTACCTTTCACAGGAAACTGTATATCTTGAGACTACAAATAGGTCCGCTGCAAATGATGGAGTTCGTAGTATTCTTAAACCGTTTGTTGCTCCAAGAAGATTTGTTGTCGAACAAGACGATACTGGAACTTATCTACAATTTGGATTTGGTTCTGAGCAAGATGATACGACTGGATTGGTTGAGCCTTCAAAAGTTGCTATCGAGATGCACGGAAAAAGATATATCACTGATCGATCATTTGATCCAACACAACTGCTAAGAACTAATAAGCTTGGTGTTTCTCCATCTGGAACACAATTGACGATTGTGTATAAAGTTAATGACCTGACTTCAACAAATGTCCCAGCGAATGGGCTAAATACTGTCCGTACATCAAGAATAACTTTTAATAATGAGCAAGATCTCAATGCCAGCTTGGTTGCTGGTGTTCGTGGTTCACTTGAAGTAAACAACACTGAGCCAATCGTTGGTGATACATCCGGAACCTCAAATGAAGAATTAAAGGTTCAAGCAAAGAATTATTATGCCACACAAAATCGTGCTGTAACCAAGCAAGACTACGAAGCACTTTGTTACAATATGCCCAAAAAGTTTGGAACAATTAAAAGAGTTAATGTCGTCAATGATCCAAGTGCGACCAATCGTCGCATGGCTCTCTATGTAATTTCTGAGGACAATAACAGTAAATTAATAGCCGCCAACGATACTATCAAAAATAATCTTAAAGTATGGCTTGGCAGATATAAGATGCTTAATGATATTATAGATATAATTGATGCTAAGGTTTTAAATTTTGGAATAGATTTTGAAATCAGTGTTACAAGAGATTCAAACCCAAATGATGTAATTAATAGAGTTATCGCAAAGATAATATCAGAGTATAACAATACTTTCTATATTGGTGAGCCAATTTATTTATCTTCTCTTTATAATATTATCAATAAAGTGAATGGTGTAGCCGATGTAAAGAAAATAAATATTTTTAACAAATCTGGCGGAAACTATTCTGCAACCTCAATTAACTTCGATGACCTTAGATCTCGTGATGGCACTTTTTACAAAGCACCAAAGAATGTTATTTTTGAACTTAAGTTCCCCAATGCCGATATTAGAGGAGTGGCTAAATAATGGCTATCAAAAGATATTTTTCGAATAAAGATAATACCATAACAGATGCTTTTCGCTCCGACCTTGTTACAAGAGGTACTGGTTCAAATATGGGAGCTTCAGATATTCTTGAAGTTTTTTCAATTTACGGTCAGGCAAATTCCTCTTCTGTTGAAAAAACACGGTTCCTTATAGAATTTCCGATGTCTGGCATTGAGGCAGATAGAACTGCGAATGTTATCCCAGCTGCTGGAAATGTTGAGTTTTATTTAAAACTTTACAATGCAAAGCATCCTTTTACACTTCCTTCGCAATATGATTTAAATATTCTTGCAATATCCTCTTCGTGGCAAGAGGGAGTTGGCTTAGATATGGAAGAATATAGAGATCTTACATATGATCAACTTGGATGCAATTGGATTAAAAGATCAGGATCAACTTCATGGACTAGCGAAGGTGGAGATTTTCATGCTTCTCCAATATTTTCAGCCTCATTTCCAGTTGGTAATGAAGATCTTGAAGTGGATGTTACTTCACTTGTTGAAGAGTGGCTTCTCGGTAGTAAAGAGAACTACGGCTTTGCCATCAAACTTCCCGATGCACTTGAGACTGGACAGCTGTCTTACTATACAAAAAAATTCTTTGGCCGAGGAACTAGCGACTTCTTCAGAAGACCAGTTCTAGAAGCTCGATGGGACTCAACTATTAAAGATGATAGGGGACACTTTTATACTTCATCTTCATTAGCTCCCGCAGCAGATAACCTTAATACAATTTATCTTTATAACTTTGTTCGAGGCCGCTTAACAAATATACCAAGTATCGATACAGGTTCGATTTATGTAAATCTTTATTCGTCTTTGGGCGGATCTCCACTGACTCAATGCATTGATACACCTGCAACTGGCGGCTGGGTTTCAACTGGTATTTATTCAGCTTCAGTTTGCATTGAGACAACTGCCTCCACTTTATTTGATGTATGGTCCTCCGGAAGTATCCAATACCACACAGGCAACATTTCAACTGATAGTTTTGGTGCTTCTAATTATTCAACAACGAATCGCTATGTTCTTAGTGTCACAAACATGCAAGAAGAATATTATCCAGAACAGTCAGCAAGGTTTCGATTCTTCGCAAGAGAAAAAGGGTGGTCACCAAATATTTTTACCGTTGCTCAATCAACAGTTCCAAATTTAGTATTTGAGAGTGCCTCCTATCAGATTACTCGTGTTGTTGACGATTATATTGTAGTTGACTATGGGACCGGCAGTACAAACCACACATTATTATCATATGATGTATCAGGTAATTATTTCGATCTTGACATGTCTATGCTGGAAGAGGGCTATATGTATGGAATACATATTTCAATTTACGATGATGCTATCAAATCTTATGTAGAGCAACCAGTAGAGTTCAAGTTCAAGGTTAATAAATATGAGTATTAAAAACCTTTTTTCAAAATCTAAAGTCGCAATTTATGAATCAGCAGAATCAGCAAGTGTTGATTTAGAATCAGCAGACTTCCTCAAGAAAAAAGTTGAGGATAATAACACTTTTATTCCTTTCACTGATTTTTCAAATCCCTCCGAGTTTATTAAATTCGGTTCGGCTGAGCTTTATTATGAAAATTCAATTAAAAGAATTTATCAGCAATACCCATATGATGGCTCTGCGAAAGAAAAACTTGAGTTTCAATTATCCTCATCTTATCTTGATCGCTGGCTTTTTGAAAATAAATATCCAAAAAGCACCGGTTATGCAATATTGACTGCCGGAGGATATGGAGCAAGTACAATTACGGATGGCTATGGCCTTCCAACATCAATTAATAATCATGAATACATTTATGCTGCGGGCGGTCTCCATACAGCATCTGCCGGATTGAAGAGCGGTGAACTTTTCAAAAATTTTGATAGTTCAATTAAATATGATGCCGACAAGAATAGGACTCAAAACTTTAGAGTTAATCCGGTTGATGGGACCACGGTTGAGTTTTGGCTAAAGAAGGATAATTTTATTCCTCTCTCAACCGAAAAAGAAGTTGTTCTTGATCTGTGGAATGGCCAAGCCTCATCATCGGCTGATTACGGTCGCTTGACGATCTATCTAACAGCCTCAAGTGATGGAACAAATCCATTTCGGGCAACTCTACAGAATGGGACAACTGGGTTTGCAGACCAAAGTCTGGCAGCTTCTTCTTTTACAACAGCATCAGTCGCCGATGGCGGGTGGCACCATTATGCTGTTTCCTTTTTATCACAATCTTCTGGGATTAAAACTTTCTTTTATGTCGACGGTGACTTAAATAACGAACAGACAATTGGCTCTGCTGGAATTAACGAGCTATCTGGAAGAATTAATGCATATGTTGGTGCCCTTCAGGCTTCTCCCTCTGGCTCTGCTGCCGCACAATATGCCGGTAAGTTAAGCGGATCAATCGATGAATTTCGTTTCTGGAAGACTCGGAGAACATCAAAAGATATTAATCTTAACTGGTATCGTCCTGTTGATGGCGGTTCAAATACAGAGGATAATAATACATCTCTTGGGTGTTATTTTAAATTTAATGAGGGCATAACAGGCAATAGCAACATTGACAATATTGTTCTCGACTACTCAGGCCGCTTGACAAACGGGTCATGGACTGGCTATGCATCCGGTGCCAGAAATATTGGCTCTTGTTTCGTATCAGCATCTGTTTTATCAACAGAGCCAGCCGATCCAATTATATACAGAGTACATCCGTTGGTCACTTCTCTCGAAAATGAAATGCAAACATCCGGAAGTGAGTACGATCAGATTAATCCAACTTTACTTTATGACAAGCTTCCTCAATTTATGAGGGATGATGACGAGGAGAACGGCCTCAATATTAAGAATCTATATCAGATTATCTCGTCTTATTTTGATACAATCTATGCTCAAACAAAAGTGCTTCCTGAAATCACAAATAAAAATTATTTGTCATCCTCCACCAAGCCTTTACCATTCGCAAATCGACTTCTTGAATCTCGTGGCTTCACAACAAGTGAATTGTTTGTTGACACTGAGATCTTAGAGTTCTACGGCAATAATGATTATGAAAATAAAAAGTACGAAGACAATGTCAATGATATTAAGAATCTAATTTATCATAACATTTACAACAATCTAGACTACATTTATAAAACGAAAGGCTCTGAAAAGTCATTTCGCAATCTTCTCCGTTGTTTTGGTATTGACGATGAACTTGTTAAGTTCAATGTTTACACCGACGGAGGCACTCACTATTTTAACGACAACTTCAAAGATACAAGTATCACAGCCAAATATATCAATCATAACAATCCTTCATATTTTGGTGCATCCATATTTCAGACATCGTCCGCAAATAACTCGCTGTCTTTCATTTCTGGGTCCGGTGCTGAGAAGTTAGAAAAATACAATGCTTTCACTTTTGAAGTGGATACAATTATTCCAGAGAAACTTCCAGCTACTGACCCTGCTTTCTTTGATACTCGTTTTCTTTCGGCTTCTATTGGTGGTTTCCACCAAGCAACAGGCTCAGCATACGATTGGGCAACCAATGAGATAGCCAATGCCCAAATTTACCTTGTTAGAGATGAAATTGAATCAAATAGAGCAAAGTTTTTACTCACAAATCAAGATGGAACCCTATTGCTCACCTCGTCTTACTATGATGAAATTTATGACAATGAGCGATGGGTTTTGGCTGTTCGTGTAAAGCCAACTGCTTACCCGATTATTGGGTCAATGTTGACTTCATCAAATCCAACATATGAAGTTTCATTTTACGGTGTCAATCATGAGTTTGGCGAAGTTCAAAATCAATTCTCTTTGTCAACGACGATTGACTATACTTCTGGCTCCTCGTACCTTTCCGAGCCAAAACGAGTTTATGTCGGAGCCCACAGACAAAACTTTACTGGTTCCGTCTTAGAAAAAACTGATGTCCAAGTTGGTGCTTGTCGTTTCTGGATGGATTATCTCACAGACACAGATCTTAAAGGACATTCGAAAGATATTACCAATCTGGGTGTTGACAATTCAACAAGAAATGGAACCCTTTTTGCAACTGATTTAACAAATGTTCCAATTCCACGAGCGGATACTCTTGCTCTCAATTGGGACTTTGATCTTGTAA